CTCGCTTTTGGGACAATTAAGTCCTCCAGTCCACTTTGGACGAAATCGCCTGGGCCCCCGTTAGGGGGCCCAGTTGATCTCTGGCCAGCAGATGCTGGTCAGAGCCCGGGCTTTTTTGTAACGAAAGTATCTCCTGTCGAAGGCCGAACTCCACATGCCGCCCCACCTGGGGCGCTGCGGTCCGACACTTGCGCAGATGGCTGCATATCCCAGATCACTCTGGAAGTGTTCACCATCTACACTGCTCCCACAACCCTTCCGGTATTCCCGGAGAAAGGTCGTATACCAAAACCCTTCAACCCAGTTAGCAGCCCTCTTTGGGCGAGCGTCACCAGAGTCTACGTGATAGTGGCCATCTCCGTACCCTTGCGGGCCAAGGAGACATGGAACACGTCGACGTAATTTCCGCAACCATGCTTGCCACCTTTGGGAAGGCAGCTGACAACGCTGGACTAGCGCAGTCACACGATTGTGAAATTTCAGTACGTCATCAACCGTCTTTGGAAAGGACGATAGATAGACAGGCGTTACAGATAAGCCGCAAAAACCATTTTCCCCACAGGACTCACGGAAGTTACCGTGAGAGAAAGACTTGAGTGGATTAATCTCAAATCCAAAAAACTCGAGAAGCTTCACAGCCTCATCAAAGTTCTCTGTGGGTAGAATGATATCATCACCATACACGCTGACGTCTCGTGCAACTGCGGAGCAGATTGCATAGAAGAGCAAGCTCTCTAACTCAAAAGTGAAGCCATTTCCCATAGAGGAAAACTTCTCATTCTTGAGCGTGAGGCCGTCAGGCCAAGTCGTGTATTTGGAGCGCAGGTCATCTAGGAGACACACCCATTCGATGGGTAGTAGCTCTTCGACAACCTCCCTTGCCACCGTGTCGCTTGCAGAACGCAAGTCCAGTGTAGCAAGGTTTCCATACTTGCTTCCAAGCATGGATCTCCTTTGGTTGATGGACTGATCGTCTAAGTTCACGCCGTGACGGCGCAGACGTTGACGCATAACATCACCAGCAGCAAGCTGGAGTGCTATGTTCATATGCGGTTCATAGCATATGACTCGTTCAGTCTTTGCATTCTTCGGGACCGTGATCATAACGTTCCCCTGTACTACGTCAAAGGCATCTTTCGACACCACAGACACAGGAGCACCACACTGAAGTAGCGCTGCCCCCCATACAGGTGAGTCTCTTACCACACGCAAAGCGTGTCTCAGAGCGGAT